AGGAAGAGAAAAAGGAATCTGAAAAAAAGGAAAAAGAAAAGAAGAAACCAAAACGATATCCTACAAAACGAAACAAATATCGAAAAAGAAAAACAAGAAAATCGAATAAATATCAACCACTTTTCAAATCCTCAAGAAGTAACTTTTATTTTTAACAATACAAATACATGGTGAGATCGCAAAATTGATTTTTCCAAATGATTCATTATAATATCCATCCATCCTATAATGAATCCAGTATCGACCCAAGCGAACAACGTCATTGAACAACTAAAAAAGATCCATCCAAATTGTACTATAGAAAATATATCGGAAGAAACGACATATGACGGTTTCGGAGAATACGGTCCAGAACTAGAGAATCGCACATTGAATATAACTCTATATGACAATAACATGGTGATAAATCGCGTATATGACTATTCGCATGTCATCGGCACGGATTATCCGGACGAATACATTTTGCTAAAACATACATGGTACTATAGATGAATATGTAAAATGAAATATAATAAAGATTCAGCGCAATATTCTAGTAGTAATATGCCCATCAAAGTAAGCGTTCCATCCATAGATAAAGCCACGTTCGATATTGTAATCGCGCATTACAATTCCAATAAACTGCCAGATGAAGAGAATTTGGAAGAGTTAGATAGATGCGAAGGAGGGTTTCAAATAAAAATCCCCCATATGAAATCTGAAGTATGTGACGCCAACGAAAAAATAAAACAATTGCGATGGCATAGAGGTTCGCTCGTTTCGTATGGCGGGTATCCGGCTTTTACAGAGAAAGAAGAATTGCGATTATATGAAGCATTAGTATATGCGTTAAATGGGAATGTAATATTGGAAAAATAAGGTAGGTGGAAAGAAACAATGTAAAAACGTAAAGTCGTATAGAGAATATATGTCGGATCCACCCTCTGATTTATTCTATATGACAAAAGCGTCGGAATTGGCCAATAAAAGTATCGAAAAGGGGGGAGGACCGTTTGGATGTGTCATTGTAAAAGACGGGGAAATAGTGGGAGAAGGGCATAATCATGTCCGTATATTGAACGATCCGATTATGCACGCAGAAGTGGTGGCTATACGAGATGCGTGCCGGAATATGAATACTCACGATTTATCGGGGTGTGTCATATACACAAGTTGCGAACCGTGTCCGATGTGTTTAGGTGCGATTTATTGGGCGCGTATTTCGTCCATTTTTTATGGAAATACCCGGAAAGATGCAAAGGAGATCGGATTTTCGGACGATTTCATTTACGACGAATTGGCAAAACCCGTCGAAGAACGCATGATCCGGATACGGGAATGTGGTCGAGAAGAATGTCAACGTGAATTCGTCAAGTGGCAGGAGATGGCCGATAAGGCGGAGTATTAATGGTCCGTTTGATAATATCCTATAGGATATTATCAATGATGTTACCCGTCTATATTTCACTCAAATAACGCAAACTATTCTCTATCGACCAAAAGGTCGAAGCAAAAAGAATACTTTTCAGGATATTTCCATATATATTCATATATCCATCGTCGTTATAGATGGACAAGAACGACAACCGTTTAAATACGAGTGTATTTACAATAGGTAGAGTATACATGAAAAAGAGAATTGCCAGCATGATGGGTCGCTGGAATCGGTCAAATAGATGATCATTCGACGCGTCGATTTCTTTCTCGATTTCATACTCGCGCATTTTCTTTTCCGTGCGAGTTTCATACTCTTGAATGTAATCGTCGGTTCTTCTCGGTTTAGGGATATAATTCGGTTGAATCGCACTATCCTGTGAATATTGTGTGGTATCTACCGGAATATCACGGGAAGGTAGATGTTGCGACGGCATTTGTTGCATCATGGCCATCTGTTCCGGTGTTAATCCCATAGATGATTGTCTATGTGACATATCCTGGGGAGAAGATCCTAAAGATACCGGCGGGGGGTACGATTGCGATTGGTTCTGTGAAGGCGGTTGGGCAATCGGCATCGGCATATTTGCATTCACTTGGGAGGGGATTCCATACGGATTCGGATGAACATGGAGGGGGGCCATATGTGCATCGTCTTGACGGGAGGATGGTTGGGGTATCGACGAATAAGAATCGGGGAGATCTGCAATTCGTGTGGTTTTGATTGATTCCATGGATATAGTATATCGCCGAATATTAAGGGGTGATTTTTTACGCCGGGATTATCTATTTATCCTAATATCCCTTTCTGCAATTCCTCTTCTTTAGAAGAAATCTCGATCGTTTTTTTATTCGAATTGCATTTATCGGGATGGAGAGAATATTCATAACATTGTTCGCCGTATTTATACGTTTTTCCATCGAGTTCACTAATAACCGGTCCGTTAAAGACGATACAGTCGCGCTCATTACACACTTTTCGGAAAAGTGATGCTAGTCCGAGACCGAGTAATATAGAAATAAGGATTCTTCCTAATTCGGTATTTAGTAATCTTTTGAAATTCATATATTATTATATTATAGGATATTATCTAAAAATAATATAAAGAATATATACTATATGATAATGTGTAAGGTGCCCCCATGCGGGTTCTTACTAAAGTTTAATGGAGGAGTTTGGTATATGACTAACTGTGTATATTATTGACACGGCACTTTTAGCTCAGTTGGTTAGAGCATTGGTCTTATGAGCCAAAGGTCATGAGTTCGAGCCTCATATAGTGCATACCATCCCGATCCGAATAAAAAAAGTACAGTATCCTACAGCAATTCCTAAAAATAATGATGAATTGGATACTAGCAATATAAAAAAATATCGACATCAAGACCAAGCAGTATCCTACAGCAGTTTTCAAAGACGCATCCAGAGGATACTAGTAGGGATGACCCATCAGAACTTATATATTTTCATACAGCAACCACTTAATTCAATTTTTATTGAAAACGGTCGATAACATCGAACAAACAGAAATTAGGGGACGCCAAAGCGTGTCTAAGATTATTTTTGTCGGTGACTACGGTATAATGAATCCTGCTTCAAGGGATGATTTATTTTTCGACCAATGAACCTATTCGATATACGATGCAGGCATTATATGTCATAAAAAGCATCGCCTTCGTCATCGAGGTCGATATATCATAGGTTGTTTGAAAATAGCACTTTATTATAGTACCCATATCATATCATATGGTTTTTTTGTGTAAATATAAATAATTCGGTTTTTTATTACATTAAATTAATTAATTAATTAATTAAAGGGATGGAGGGGGGGGGAGAGTGCTTCATTAGCATAGTTGGCAGTGCATCAGGCTGTTAACTTGAAGGTCGATGGTTCGAATCCATCATGAAGCGATAATAACGATAACAATCTATTCATGTTTTCTTATAGAAAACATGAAATTATTAGTATATATATTTATACCATGTATCTATTCTACCTAATAAAACATATTCAATATATTTATGTTTTACATTACAAAACAATTTGATCTTTTTTGAAAGTTGTACACATCCTGAATCTTGTATTTTAGGTTTCGATTCTAATAGACGAATGATATTCTGATATTTTATTATATCGATTGGATTGATTATTATAATATTGCCATTTCTAATAATATACCTTTTATCATAAGATAAAATATGTTTTACAATCTCAAAAGGTATATTTTGGAATATTTCTTTCATTTTTACGTTATAACTAAAAAAAGTTTATATGTTTTTCGATTTTACATTTTTTTTTCATTTTGTCATATAGAATCAATCCTACGATTGATCGATTGATTGATCGATTGATTGATCGATTGATCGATCGACCAATTTCATTCCCCACCCCCATCCTACGAATATCTCCAAATGCATGCAGAAATATCGTCATAATCGGGGATACGAACTTTGCAGACAGGCATATCGAATGGTTTGCATGTGTCATGATCGACATTAATCCATTCTTGTTTCCATCTAGTTTCCGCAAACTCGACCAATTCATCCGCGGTTTTTGAATGGCATAATATGGCGAAATCCTCCGCTATTTTATCATTCATGATGTCAAATACGCCATCACTTGCAATGACAATCTGGAGATCGTTCGATACAGGAAAATGAAAAGTCCGAATTTCGGGATTGTATCCCGTATATCCATGATGTCCGATAGATTGAGTCATGGAAAGGCCGAGTTCCATAGTATTGTATGCAAACAATTGCGACTGTTTATAGAATTTTACCCTTTTACAAGGTGCCATAGAAATACATTCGGGAGTATTTACAAAAAGAGTATAACTGTCATTCGTAATGTATTTTATTCCATCGATTCTATTTGACATACGCAATTTTTCTGCAGGATCGTCGATTTTATGAGGCGTATTTTCCGCCACCAATTTACCGTTATCAAAGATTCGCATTCCTGAATCGCCGATCCCGAAATATTCCACTCGAATCTCCTTTCCATTTTTTTCGCGATATATACGGACAATTTGCAATGTACTTCCGGCAATATAATTATAGGATTCATATTTGATATGTTCGTCGATATAGGCGATCGGATCTTTCGCCATTACAAGCGCATCTTTGTCGAGTGCATCAAATTGGCGTTGGAAACTGTAATCGGAAACCCTATGCGAATTTACGATTTTACTTCCATGGCCATCCGCATTAATCATCCAGTCGAAATCTTCCATGTCATCATCTGTACCCGATGCAATATGTGTTCCGATAAAGGCGGAATCTTGTTTGCAATCGAGTTGTTTGATGGCACATGTCATGGACGATACTTTTGCAAGGACATTTTCGGTTATAAACTGCATGTTGGTTTAAAATAATACGACGATATTATTTTAAAATGGTATTTCAATTTTGAGTCTATAGGACAAGACGGGAGATATCCTATAGGATAATATTACAAGGGGTGGGGGGTTATGAGGGTATTAATGTTGTACGGGAATCTTGGAAATGAGACTTTCATCAGAAGGACATTCCATTTGTTTTTGTTTTATGGAAAAGCACGTTCCCGTTTTATCTTTATACTGAATCTTGTTTATATTCTCAGGGGTAGGATAGACGTATATTTTACGTTCATCGGGGACAAAGATATATACCAAAAATATACCAATGGCTAAACTAAGAATAAATGCGGGAATATTAATAAATTTCATCAACATTTTTCTTATAAATTAATCAAATATATTAGAATAACTCATTTTTTCGATTTACCCTTTTTACCACTCTTCTTCTTTTTATCTCCCGCTCCAGTCCCTCCCCCCTTTTGAACTTGAGGACAAGAATCTAGCCAATCGTCATTCGGAGGTATCAACGATTT